GAACAAGTAATGTATACCGTTTAAAGTAGCGTGATCGTATAGACCATCGGACACTGTATGTGATGCCGGTGTAATATTAGTAAGTGTTGTAGTGCCTTTGTAAATTGCTGTTGAACTACTTGAGATTACCTCAGTAGTTCCGTCAGACTTGACAAACTCACCGATAGAAACTATAGAGTCTCCACCAGATGTCGTTTCATATGCCCATCCTTTGCGAGCACCGATACGTCCAAACTGGTCAATCACACAGTTTTCTGCAACCAGTGCAAATTGTTCAGGTAAAGACGTAGGGGAGTCTTGAGTGTTAAGCCCAAAGAATCCCGGTGCTTGGATTGCAATACTCTGTAGTGGCTTTGCCATTAGACTGAGGCCCAGACAGTTTCATCAGGTGACAGCCCCGCATCAAACGAAACTGAATTAGATAGCTCTTGTTGTGCAAAGATAGCTTGCTCTGCCGCAGACTGACCACCTGTCTCACCACGTTCACGGAGCGCATATGCATACGCCCATTGCACAATTGGAGACGTAGGCACTAAAGTAGTATCTGTGTCGGTTTCTAAGTCGCCTGTGCGTTTAACTACATACACACTAAAGTTTTCAATAGCGTTAGGTGTGCGATATAAACGAATCTGAGCGTCACCGTTAACGTCTAACCCATCAACCGCATAATAGGAGACTGGGCCTGTAGCATTGTCACTGGACAAGTTAAGTTGACGAATACGTTGAAGCGATTCTTTAAGAACACTAGAGTTTCTAGTTTCGTTGTTGACGTAAAGAATTTTAGAACGAGTCCCAAACCCTTCTAATGAATATAGACCAGTACCTACAGTTGTAGTAATACTATAGGTGTGCCTAAGTGCAGTCCAATCCCAAGTGTCTTCAACAAGGCGTTTAGCATCGTTGACAAAATCACCAATAAGTTTAGAATAATCACTTTCGTTAATCGTAGTGACTTCTTCTTCCCTAAGTTTTCTTAAGACTGCATTAACTAATTGTAAGTATGTCATATGTATATCATACCATAAAAAGGATTAAAAGTCAAGCGTTTTATACAATAGGCCGTTCAAGAACTTGTCTTGAGAATGGTAGTTCTTCTGGTTGTAGTTCTTCATCAAATTCTGATTGTAAAGAAACATACTCTTCATCTTCTTTTGTGGGAAGTTGCATACGATCCCCTTCAAGTAACTGAGCAAGACCAATCATTTGGAACTCAGGATTAAGGTCAAGTGTATTGACATCAATACCCATGTCTCCTAGTTCTTTAAGATTGTAATCTCCAATGTCTGAAGTACGCAATCCACTAAAGTCTACTTTAGGTATGTTTGTTTTGAAATTTTTAGCTAAATAATCAAAGTCAATGTCGTATGGTTGAAGTGCACTAAAGTTAACTTTACCTTCAATCTCCGGAAGTTTACTAGCTAACAACCTTGCTTTGTCTTCAATGTATGATGCGTTTTGACGAACATAATCTTCAATTGCTGAGAATTGTGATGTATCAATGCCTAAGTCTGTGGCAAACTTATTGAAGAACTCAGGTGCTCCTAAGTCAATACCTGACAAGTCAATACCTGCGGTAGATGCAAGCTGTCCTAGGTCTGGTGTTGCTCCACCACGTTCATTGTATTCTTTAGCACCTGCAATTAAAGCATCTGAAGTACCAGCACCTTGGTCTAATTTAACGGCTGTCTTAAGTCCTGCATATCCAAGAGCATTGATAGTAGGATCATCAGAGCCTAAATAACCAACAATCTTATCCCCGTAGCGGTTTGCAATGGCTTCTGATGGGTCTTTACCCTCAACAAGAACATCATAACCTACACGGGCTACATCCATGTTGTCTCTGACAATGTCAAAGGCTTCAGAACCGATAGCATCTTGTAGTGCTTGTTGTCCTGCTTCTTTGATTCCTGATTGCTCTAAGAAGTCTTCACCATATGCAGAAACAATAACTTGTAGTGGATCACCACCTTCAGCTAATGCTACAGAGGTATCTAAGGCTTTCTTAACATCAGCAGGGAGAGGCTCACCTGTTTGAATATCGTACCCTGCGGCGGCCATAGAAGCCACCTGAGACGGTGATAGTTTCTCACCTGAGTCTAGGGTAGCATAAGCATCTAAGAACGGAGCGTACTGCGGGAAAAAGACTTGAGCGGCCAATTGAACATAAGGGTTCTGAATGGCCTTGTCAATTTCGTCAACACCTTCACGAACAATATCTTCAAACTGCTCACCTGCTTTGACAATCGGGTCAACTACAGGAGCAAGGATCGCATCATCTACAGCGGCTCCTACGTCACTGACAGCCCCTGCAATATTACTAGCGGCTTTCTTGACTTTCCGTATTGGACTCCAACCCATTAGTTGTACCTCAGTATTGTGTAGTTGTCTTGCTTGGCTAACACTTGAGCACCAAGCATGAGATTAAAGTTTAAGCTCTTCATGTTATCTACTGTAGTATAACACGTTCCAAGCTGTGTTAATAGATTGCTTAGGTGACGCTTAAGTGATGGTTTCCAATCTAACACTTCACAGTGAAGAATCTTCTCACCATCATCGTCAAACTTAACGACAACAATGTGGTTGTTGCTAGAGTCTATTACCACTTCTTACAAGACCAATAACGTGCTGTAAGTTTACTAGGGGGGCTAGTGTCGCACTTGTGTCGAGCACGAAAGCTCTTACGTCTTGCAGGTTGATCTTTCTTGATTGTCATGTTAGGATCACCAAAGCGAATCGTCTTTGTCTTGTCGCCTTCTTTAGCAACAACAACAAACTTCTTAGATCCACCCGGAGTGCGCTTAGGCTTATTATAAGCACTGACACCTGCTCTGGCTAACTTAGGGTCTTTAGACTTTGGCATTTAGCCTCCCTGAATAATGTTGTTTTCTTCAATCAACGACACAAGCATTGTCATCTGTTGCGTAGCAAATGCAGAGATACTGTCACCTTCACGCATCATAATAAACGCATTGATTGTTCCACCAATCTGAAATAAATCTTTAGCGGTGATTGTGTAGCCTTCTAAAATAGAAAACGTACTGTCTTGCTCTGCGTTGTAGTAGTCTACTTCTACATTGCCGTTAGAGCCGCTAGTGTTGGTAATGTACATTAACACCCACTGAGCACTTTTACCGGCAGGGACTGTGTAGAGTGTTTGTGATGTGCCTGTTAAAACAGCACCATAGCTTTTACGAATCATTTTTTCTTCCAGTCAACACGCTTAGAGGATGTCTTCTTCTTCATAGCTGTTTTAGCACCTGCGGCTTTACAAGCGGCTTTGGTAGGTCTACAAGCAGGATAGCTCTTACGCTTGTCTTTAGCACCTGAGCGTCCACAGGGTTTACCTGTCTTACAGTCTACCCAACCTTTGCCCTTGTTCTGCCCAAACCACTTCTTGAGTGACGCACCAGATTTACTTTTTCTTACGGCCACTCTTGTTACCCCAGTTCTTAGCACCAACCTTACGGCACTTAGCTACAGCACCACTAGCGTATGCTGAAGGCCAAACCTTATAACGGGCCTTAACCTTCTTAGCACAAGCGTCATTAGCTTTTTTTCTTTTTGCCGCCACGTTTCACCTTCTTGAGATCAGCCGCTGTAATCTTGTTTCTTGGAGGAGCAACCCTAGCTAGCTTCTTTTGCTTTGGGCTGTACTTGCTAAAAGGCATTACTTCTTACCTAAGCACTTCTTAGCGGCTTTACACTTAGCCTTGCTCTTACAACCTGCACAAGTCTTGAAGGCTTTAGGTGCTTTCTTCTTACCATACATTGCCATACTATTTCTTTCCTATCATTTCTACAATACCCTTACCCGCCTTGACACCAAAGCTAGCAAGAACAATCACCATGAGAATCTCATGATACCAAATCGGCAAAGTTGCCAATGCGTTGAACCCCGCTTGGATATGTCCTACCATGCTTGGTATAAAGACAAGTATCAGGGGTATGCTGAACACTATCGTTAACCACTCGTCTTTCCACGAGTTCTTGGATGCTTCGGCCATGATGCGTTCCCAATCCGCTGTGGACTGTGCCGCTGTTTTCAGTGCGGTGGCTTTGGCCTCTGCGGTGGCCTTGGTTGATTCCGCCTTGGCACTGACCCATGTACCTGCCAAGTTCGTGATAG